CGGTTTTGGGATTTACCAGCCGTATCAGCCTATGTATGCCCCACCGATGTTTCAGAATCCTATATTCCAGAGCTATAGCCCATTTTACCAGCCTATGGGGTTTCAACAACAGAATTATATGCAAGATCAGCCGATGGGTGGCACACAGCCAATGGACGTTCCAGAAGTGCCACGGTTGATTGTCGATCCTATTGAACAGCCCATGCCGCCGGAGATAGTAGCACCGCCTAGAGTCATAGTTGATCCTATAGACGACCAGATGCAGGGTGGGTTTGTGCCAGAGCAGGATGATGATTACTTGGCTCAAATGAATCGAGACTTGGCTTATCGGACAGCCCCAGAGGGGTTTGCGTGGACTCCGGTTCAGCTTGGCAGTGGTCGAGGAGATCAGAGGGTAGAATACAGACTTACTAGGACAGATAATTTAAGCGGTCTTGAAAGGCAAGACTTAGCAGGGCAACTGCTCCAGCGTAGACCAGAGGGTGCAAATTGGTCAGATTTCTACAATCGAGAGGCATTAGCCAAGTTAGGCAGAACTAAAGATTCCAGATTTTAATTGACGTAAACGCAAGTTAATGTAAAATTCGGTTTATGTTAACGCCAGAGCAAACGCCAATCGAGCAATTACAGCCGTATAAAAACAACGCTAGATTGCACTCAGACGAACAGATAGATCAGATAGCTAAAAGCATAGAGGAGTTTGGTTTTCTAAACCCAGTTTTAGTAGACGATCAAAATACGATATTAGCTGGTCATGGTCGGGTTATGGGGGCAAAAAAGTTAGGACTCGATACTGTTCCTACCATACAAATCAAGCATTTAAGTGAAAGTCAGAAAAAAGCTTATATTATTGCTGACAATCAAATAGCTTTAAATGCTGGATGGGATAAAAATATTCTAAAGATAGAGCTAGAAAGTCTTGCAGATTTCGACTATCCGTTAGAAATTACTGGATTATCTTTAGACCAAATTGAAGAACTTGACAAAGAAAAAGTTGATGCAAAAAACAACAATAAACTGGCAGATAAATTTTTAATACCGCCATTTACAGTGTTTAATGCTAGGGAGGGGTGGTGGCAAGATCGCAAACAATTTTGGCTATCATTAGGCATTAAGTCAGAGTTAGGGCGAGGCGATAATATAATTGGTTATTCCAAAACAGCAAGTATCAAAAAATCAAAATTTGGCAAAGCGTTAGAAACTGGAATCGGTGGCAAATACGGCAGAAAGGACATAGATGGGACAAGTGTTTTCGATCCAGTGCTTTGTGAGCTTGTATATAAATGGTTTTGTCCCCCAAATGGGGTGGTATTAGATCCGTTTGCTGGCGGTAGCGTGAGAGGTATAGTGGCGAGCAAATTAGGGCGAAAGTATGTTGGTAGCGAACTGCGACAAGAGCAAGTTGAAGCAAACCAAACACAAGCACAAGATTTATGTAAAGATCACATTCCAGTGTGGCATAGCGGCGATAGCAAAAAAATACATGAAACGTGCAGTGATGTGAAGGCTGATATGGTATTTAGTTGCCCTCCTTATGCTGATTTAGAGGTTTATAGTGACAATCCGCTAGATTTATCTAACATGACATATGAAAACTTTATTAGTTCTTATAGAGAAATAATAAAAAAAACGTGTAGGTTGTTGAAAGACAACAGTTTTGCTTGTTTTGTGGTGGGGGAAGTAAGAGATAAAAAGGGCAATTATTATAATTTTGTTGGAGATACCGTACAGGCATTTATGGAGGCAGGGTTAAATTACTACAATGAAGCCATTTTAATAACTATGATTGGCAGTTTGCCAGTTAGGGTCGGCAAAGCTTTCGAAAGCAGTCGTAAGCTAGGAAAGACGCATCAAAATGTTTTAGTATTTGTTAAGGGCGATAGTGTAAAAGCGACAAAAAGATGCGGCACAGTTGAAGTGAATTTAGCTAGTGAGCATTATTAAATCGGAGTTATAAAAAAGAGTGAGAAGTAAAGGCAGACCAGCACACGAACCTACGGCAGAGACAAAAATGTTAGTTAAAACGTTGGCGGCTGTTGGGATCACGCATGAAGATATAGCCAGTAAAATTGGAATATCGGCTGATACGCTCACTAAGTATTATGATAGAGAGTTAAAGGACGGCAGAATAGATGCCAATGCCCAGATAGCCAAGGGTCTGTTTGAACAGGCAAAGGGAGGCAACACAACGGCTCAGATGTTTTGGTTAAAGACGAGAGCAGGTTGGAAGGAAACAGATCGCAGGGAGTTGGTTGGAAATGAGGGCGGTGATGTCCAAATAAATATTAAATCTGCTATTCTTGATGAAGACAATTAACTTCGATCAGTCAGCCAGCTATATACCCAGACCGCCACAGCAGGAAATACACACTGCGGTAAAAAACAATAGGAACACGGTTGTGGTTGCTCACAGAAGAATGGGCAAGACGGTGGGTGCGATTAATCAGCTTATTCACTCAGCATGGAAGAGTGGCAAGAAGCAAAGCCGTTACGCTTATGTTGCCCCGACATATTCTCAGGCGAAAAGGGTGGCGTGGGACATACTTATCGAGCATACAAGATTGTATCAGCCAACAATTAATGTTTCAGAACTTAGGGTAGATTTTGCTGTTGGTGACTATAATTGGCGAATCAGCCTATATGGTGCAGACAATGTAGACGCTCTCAGGGGCATAGGGCTAGATGGTGCGGTTGTTGATGAAGTGGCGGACATAAACCCACGCTTATACACAGAGGTACTCAGACCAGCGTTGGCAGAAAATAAGGGCTTTATGTTATTTATTGGCACTCCAAAGGGTAGAAACGCTTTTAAGGATTTAAGAGACAAAGCAGATTCGTTACCGGATTGGAAGTTGCTGGAGTTTAAGGCTTCAGATACAAACATTTTAGATTCCGATGAATTAGCAACTATCCGCAAAGAGATTGGTGATGATAAATACTATCAAGAGTTTGAGTGTAGTTTTAATGCGGCTATAGAGGGTAGTTACTACGGCAAGCAAATAAACGAATTAGAGGAAGATAATCGGATTACGACTATTCCTTTAGAAACTCTTTGTCAAACTTACTGTGCATGGGATTTAGGAATGGGTGACTCGACAAGTATTTGGGTGGCTCAGACGGCTGGTAAAGAGGTCAGGCTAGTTGATTATATTGAAAATCATGGGCAGGGATTAGATTACTATGTAAGCGTTTTGAGAGACAAAGGCTTTGCAGACGCTTCACAGCTATTGCCCCATGATGTCGAGGTAAGGGAGTTAGGCAGTGGCAAGAGTAGGAAGGAAATGTTGCAACAGGCTGGATTAGATATTACCGTTGTTCCTCGATTAAATGTTGATGACGGCATACAAGCGGTTAGGTCACTACTGCCTCGATGCTGGTTTGACAAACAGGGAACACAACAGGGATTGGACGCATTAAGGAATTATCGTAGAGAGTATGACGATAAGAGAAATATTTTCTACAATAAGCCTTTACATAATTGGTGCAGTCATGCGGCTGATGCGTTTAGGTATTTAGCCGTTGGGTTAGATGAAGTTCCGAGCAGTTGGGGTAAAAGTTTAAACGTAGATACGAGGTGGGTGGTTTGACAGAGGACGAGAAACGACAGAGGGCGATAGAAATGGCTCTCAAGAGGTATCCGATACTGAAAAAAAATCAGGTAGAGATACTGAACAACCCACCCATAGAAAATATAGGCGGTGGTCTTTTAGAGTTTTATCCAGCCGATGAACCAAGAAGACCAGAAGGCACAGAGGGCAAAGAAACAATAGGCGTGTTTAGTCCAGAAACCACTCCGTATCAAATACTGCTAGACTATATTTCGCATGGAGCAATAAAGACTGATCCAACGGTAAAGCGATCATATGAGCAACTTATTGAGTCATTAACACCAGATCAGTTAGATACTCAGAGAAGGCGTTACAGGGATTACAGTCGGGGTTATTATGTCGATGGGTTAGGTCAAAAAAGATACCTAGCCAATCCTACAACGGATCAACCTAAAGAGACTAGAAGTTTTGAGCAGTGGAAAAATATCTCTGATGATGCTGGAATATTTAGAGGTGCTTTAGGGCAGTGGGACAAAAGGGCATTTACTCAGGAACAACTAGAGAATCTTGAATCACTTATGCGATATTTAAATTTATAAAAGGGCTATTATGATATTAACGCCAAAGGGCAAGATTGAGGTTAGCAGGGCAGAGTTTATGGAGTTGGTTAGTCGAGTTAACGAATTAGAGAAAAAGGTTAAAAATGGAAGAAGGCAAACTCAAAGGGATAATCGAGGCAGAACTAGACTCAGCAATCGGATTCCTACAGAGCGAGACGACAGACCAACGGCAAAAGTCGCTTGAGTATTACTTACGGCAGGAGTACGGAAATGAGGTCGAAGGTCGAAGTCAGATTGTTACTGGAGAGGTGGCAGAAGTCATTGATGGTGCGTTGCCACAACTGGTTCGTATATTTACGCAGTCTGATGAAATAGTACGATTCGAGCCACGCAATCAGGGTGACGAGGAAGGTGCAGGACAGGCTACCGAGTATTGCAATCATGTTTTTAATTCGCAGAACGAGGGCTTTTTACTACTTCATAACTGGTTTAAAGACGCTTTGTTGCAAAAGGTTGGCGTTATTAAGGCTTACTATGATGAATCAACCGATGTGTCGAAGGAGCAGTACGAGAACCTATCCGATCTTGAATTAACCAGTTTAATGTCTGATGGCAAGGTCGAGGTCATTGAACAGCAGACAGTAGAGGTAGAGAGTGGACAAGTCGATGAGTTAGGGCAACCAGTTATGCTCAGAAGCCATAATGTTGTCATTCAGAAAACAAACATTATTGGCAAGGTGGTTATTGAAAATGTACCGCCAGAAGAATTTTTAATATCAAAGAAGGGCAGAACAATAGATGATAGCCCCTTTGTTGCTCATAGAAAACTGACAACCAAGAGTGAGTTAGTGGCTATGGGTTATGATCCAGCGATCATAGAGACTTTGCCTATTTATGATGATTTGAGTTATACCAGTGAGCGGTCAGCACGATTCGGTAATGCCGAGCGACCTGATGAGGATTCGCTGGATAGTTCGATGCAGACCACAGAAGTGTATGAGATATATTTAAGGACTGATTTTGATGGTGACGGCATCGCAGAACTTAGACGCATTGTATATGCTGGCAATCAACTACTAGAAAATGAGGAAACGGACTATGTGCCGTTTCACAGTTTATGCCCGATTCCCATACCGCATAAATTTTATGGGCAATCATTAGCAGACAGGGCGGCAGATTTACAGTTGATTAAATCGCAAGTTGTTAGGCAAATGCTTGATAATTTATATTTAACCAACAACGTCAGGATGGGTGCAGTAGAGGGACAGGTGAATCTTGATGATTTGCTTTCCGTAACGGCTGGTGGGGTAGTTCGCATGAAAAACCCCAATGCCGTTGTTCCTCTTACTGTGTCTCCCATAGCTAATCAGGCGTTTCCGATGTTGGAGTATTTAGACGCTGTACAGGCTAAACGTAGTGGCATCTCTGATGCACAGCAAGGGTTAGACCCTAACATATTGCAGAACGTCACAGCGGCGGCGGTAGCGGCTACAACGAGGGCGGCTGGAGGTAAGTTAGAGCTAATAGCCAGAATCTTTGCAGAGACAGGCGTTAAATCTTTATTTAAAGGCATCTTGCAATTAGTTTGTAAGTATCAGGACAAGGCTCACGTTTTAAGACTGCGAGGTCAGTATGTGCAAATGGATCCTCGCCAATGGTCTACTCAGTACGATGTGAGTATTAATGTCGGTCTTGGAACTGGCGATAAGCAAGAACAGATGGCTATGCTTCAGATGGTCTTATCAAAACAGGAGCAAGTCATTCAAGGATATGGTATAAACAATCCTTTAGTTAGTCTCACGCAGTACAGAGAGACGTTAGGAAGGTTTATCGAAGCGGCAGGGTTTGCAGACTCAGCCGAGT